ATGAAGTAAGTAGTAATGTAACTGTGTTTACCCCTGGATCATATATCCCCCCGCATAGAGACGGAAAGCCTGGAGATAATAGAAAGCCTATAACAGCCTATCTGAATAAGGAGTGGAGTGTCCACAATGGTGGGATGTTTCACTATAAGGATGAGGATACCCAAGAGTGGAAGACTATATCACCAGAGCGTGGACTATTGGTCTATAATGATAGTTTTGATTTGCATTACACAACTCCCGTTTTAGGAAATAATCTAAGAATTACTCTGCAGATGTTTCTTTCTAGTAAAGAATAAGATAGTTATCCACAGGTGTATAATTAATATATGAAGAATTTTATCTACACATATGTGTGTCCTGACTGTGATTCTGAACTTGAGTTTAAGTCTATGAATAAGGCATCAGATGAGGCTATGTGTATGTGTGGATCAATGATGAAGTTGATTAGGTATTGGGCTAAGAGTGCAGAATTGGATAGTTATCCACAGCCTGATAAGCCAAAAATATCATAGTTATCCACAAGTTATCCACAGATTAATCTTACTGATAATATATTTAGACATTCTAGAAGTGGAGTGAAGTGGAGGATAGTGGGTACTGGTGCCCTTTTATAGAGGGCGTCGTAATCCCTGGGGGCCAAACCTCCATATCCAAACCTTCAAACCTTATATCTTCCAAACCTTATAGCCGCATATTACCACAAACCTTTATATCTGTCAAACCTTTATATGCATGGTTTGGGCATTATATCCCACAAACAATGGTTTGTCAAGCCCATTTTATGCATAAAAAAATCTCCCAAAATCAGGAGAAATTGTCGATAATCGTAATAAAAATATATAAAGGTTTGATAAATATTCAAAAGTCAGGGGAAAAGAAATGGCTCTTCGTAATGTCTTTTATACTAGGGGTTTGGGCTATCTTTTAATATCCCCTGGCAAAAACGGCCAGGTTTGGGGAAAAATTTTTAGGCGTTCGTAATCTTTTTTTCGTAATCTGACTGGGCCTTTTTCGGGCTGGGAGGGAAGAAACACTTAAGAGTAACAACACTATATAACATACCACATAGAGCACCTACTGCTTGCTCAAAACCATATGAATCATGAGGTGTATCATGTCTATGGGATTTATTGCTATACAATTGTGCAAAGTGATCTCTTGGCATACCTTGATTATAACATGGTTTGATAATACTTGACAAACCTTGGTTTTGATGATATAAGGTTTGGGCATACTTGACAAATAAGGTTTGGTATGCTAGGTTTGGGGAAAAGAATTCGCCCTTCGTAATAAAGTTCTGGGAAAAATATTTGATGGTTCGTAATAGATACCTGGAAATAAGGTTTGTCTAATATGTCCGTTTTGATATAGTTTCTTCGGGGCACAGCCCAGACTGATAAAACTATTTGAGATTGTCTGGGTTGTCGCCTTGTGATTGCTTCTTAGTATATGCAAACATCAAAATGGAATCAAGATCTAAATCTTCCAAACCATCAACCTCTTCTTCAGTGATGTTCAATAGCGTCAAGAACATATCAAGGCTTTCCTCAATGTACTGTTCTCCTAGAGGGGTTAAGTCTTTAACCAAACCCTCTGCAACAAAGTATGCCATTGGCACACCAATATCGTTATACTCCATGAATGCTTCAAAGTTATCGTCTTCACGAAAGTCTATCCATAGTTGGCCTAGTATGCCTGTTTTATCTGCGAAGTCCATTGTTGGGTCCCTTCATCTCTAACATAAGTTTATCATACTCTTCCATAGATGTCAAACTCAATACCTCTAGTCTGTGATAGTTAATTAGTGGGAGGTTTCTTACCATGTAGAATCCTACTCTTTCTAAGTCTACCGCGAAATCTTGGGTAAGGAGTTTTCCTAACTGTTCTGCCATACGAGTCTCTTTGTTGTGACTAGCCGTTCGTCTAACTGAATAAGCCATAGGTATCTCCTCTTGTCTATTGTATCAAAAAGTAAGGGGGAGCGCAAGCCTACGAAACAAGCGCTCCACCCTGTTAGTCTAGGGGACCCATTCCCTAGATTTGCTCAACCAAAACTTTTGGAGCATAGGCATTAATAAATGAATCCCAGTCTACCTTGACATCTGAACCCACCTCGTATACAGCCTCTTTAGTAATGTCAACTACCACTGTAGTGTCACCTAGTTCAAAGTTGGTGCCAGTAATAGCATAGATACCAAACCCTGTTTCCTCTAAGATCGAATCTTGCATAAGGTAACTAATCATCATACGAGTAAAGTAGGAGTAGTCTTTCCATCTAGGCTTTGAATGCTCCAGGGCCATTGCTATGTCCCGCTGCCATTCTGTCTCACCCCAGTGGCTATAGAGTACTACGTGTGCCTCATCCTCAACGTCTTTAAAAACAAAGTTGATCCGTGCTCCCATTATGCTAACTCCTCTTCTTCATTAATCTCATCAATTTCTAGTGGGTACCAGTCAAATGCATATTCCTCAACATCCTCGTTAAGTTCAATGCGATTCATTTCTTCAATGGCTTCTTCTTCAGATTCCGCCTCAAAGTTAAATTCATACAGTGTTTCTCTTTTAGCGATGATTGTGTACAGGGGCATTACTTGTCTCCATATTCTAGTTGATATAGTTCTTCATTTGTCATACACAATGGGCAGGCCTGAAACCTAGAATATCTATTGCTGTATTTATTTCTAGGGTCGTCCATTACTGACTCACAGCCCTCACAAAAATAGGTTGAGGTAGTCATTTCATCTGTCATACATTTATTCCTTCGCAGTCGTGGGTCTCTTCTTCTAGTGTATCACCACAGAAATCACATGTCAAGTCAGGCTCGTTTACCTGTACCTGAATGGTCAGACCATCTGGGCACGGCACCTCTGTGATGAAGTATCCTAATCTATTTACAAATCCCCAGCCATTCCAGATGTATGTACCACCGTCATCTCCAGAACCATACATCCAGATATTGGCAGGGGATTGAGACTTAACAAACTCTACCTCATCACCATATGTCTCAAACATAATGCCCTGACCTGACTCATCTTGAAAGGAAGCATTACTGTCTATATGATTATGGATGGGCTTGTAGGTGGCTTCCCACTCTTCCATGGTAAGTTCAATAAAACTATTAGACAAAGTACTTCTCCTCAATCTGCTTGCGGTCTATAGATAGATTATAGGTCAAGCAGTATATTTCTGTCAAGGCTTGCATATACCCGTCTAGCCACTCACGCTCATCGTCTTGGTCACAGCGTTCTAACTTGGTCTCACATTCTAGCATTTCTACTTTAAGATGACCATGTAATAAATCTATTAGTGGGATAGAGATATCCTCTAAGCCCTTCTCCAAATGCGGCGGGATAAAGGGATACTCTTTACTCATTAATAACCTCCATTAGATGTTTAACAGCATAGATTTGTCCCTCAATGTCTACCACATGGATAGAAGCAGGATTCTCTTCAAGGTCTTGTTCAAGACTGATTAGGTGTAGGTTTAGGTATTGCTTAAAGGTTTCTAGGTCCATATATTAATTATAGGGGTTTGAATCGATTTTTACAACTTTACGGGGTGTGACGTTGCTCACATTGTTTTCTGATACCGTGGCATCCTCCCAGCCTAGCAAGACTAGTTCATCAGGATAATCACACACACAGGTGGGGGTATTGTTAAAGTAAGTGGTAGTGATCTCAAATAAAGTATCACAGTTAGGGCATACAAGATTATACTTCATCCAAGCAGTCATTATTCTCCCCAGTATTTTAAGATAGTAGTCATAGTGTTATGTAGGGAACAATCACAGTCTCCACCGTTCATGTTTTCAATAAAATCAAAATGAGAGAAGTTGTCCTCATAGATTTCTGTTACGAGTTCGTCTATTGTGTAGGGTTTGTATTTTGTTTGGGTCATGTATTAATTGTAGCAAGGTTTGGGAAAAAAATCAAATCTATCGTAAAGAAATTCCAGGAAAAATAAAATCTCTTCGTAAAGTTATCCTATTAGAAATATCATGTGACCAACATCACATTTCCTCGGGGCCCCATTTATGCATAGCGTTGCATATTTATTTACTTGCGATCCGTACGGGACTTGAACCCGTGACCTCTACCGTGACAGGGTAGCGAACTAACCAACTATTCTAACGGACCATGCGAGCAGTTTTTATTCTTGCTCAGGAACTTTTTTAATTATGCAATCTGCATAACATTCTGCACAACTTTTAGCAAACGATTTTTTTCTGCATTGATAGCAGGGTCAAAACCACTTGCAGATGCAAGGATTGATTCGTTAGAACCACCACGAGCAGAACGGTACCAGTCAAGGCGCTCAGTAAGCGCATTAAATGCACCCCATGAGTTACCAGCAATCATACCATTAAATTCGCCAGTGTAGATATCATTGATAACATCAACCTTGTTTTCCCACTTCTTGAACGCACCCTTAGAGTCCTTTTCAGGCTTAGGGTATGCAGCAAGAATGATGTTATTGAAATCCTGTGCTGTAACAGTTTTTTCAATCATTGCCTTAGCCATGATGTCGAATTCGTCCATGTAAGAATTAGCAAGGCCAAGAGTCTCACGAGCAATCTGCACCTTACCGCTTGCAGTCTGTGTGTGACGAATCTTGAAAGATTGCTTGATGCCCTTATTCTTTTTACGACCTACGCCACCAAGAGCAAGGTTAAGAGTATTAGCGCACACGACACGAACAGGTGTAATGCTTGCTTGAATAGCGATTGAGCCATCGTGTGATGTATTGATGAGCAAATAAGTCTTTACCTTATCTGCAACACCGCTAGGGTCTAGAACAGTTTCACGCTCTAGTGCTAATGCGCCAAATACTACACGACCACCCTTGATTGAGCCAGCGGTCTCCCAACGGCCTCCACCATCTAGAATGTTATCACCAAATGAGAATAAATCTTCATTCTGCATAACATGGTAGCGCTCACCTACGACACCAAGAATGTCTGTCTGTGAGTTGTCTGTAGGATTAGTACGCAAAACGTACTGATAGTTTTTATCGCTTGTGAGATGTGAGGGGGTTTCCAAATCTTCCAGACGAACATTCCAACCATTAAGGTTAGCAGCCTCTAGCATTTCTGCTGTTGTCTTTTCTTCTGTGAATACGGTACCCAATCCATGCCAAGCGGGTTCACGGAAAGATGCGAATGATGTTTTTCCGTTTTGTATTTCTAGGTCATGTGCCATGAGTTTTCTTCTTTCTGTTGTTGTTGATATTTTAAGTATAGCAGGACTGACTGACATATGCAAATCAGGATAGGCAAGCATAGACAAAACGGACATTTTGCAAAAGATCACCCTATCGTAACGGCGTGTCGATTTGACAAAAGTTATCCACAGGGGCTCCGAGGATTTTTCAGGGGAATTGCAAGGAGCAGTTTTTAAACATGCTCAGGTTTATTAGTAGCCCCCTACTAAATATCTATTCTGTCAACTGAAGATGATAAGTAAGTTACACCTTGTGGTTCTGACACTGAATCAAAATCAATCTCGTGAATTAAATTCTGTGCTTCTTCTTCATCACGTGCATTGACTGTAATTGAATACTGAACTGTAACTTCCAATTCAAATTCTTGTGTTAACTCAAAACCGCAAATGTTTGCAATCTCTTCTGCATCTGATTCACTAATCAAGCGCTCTTTCAATGCATTAAGGGTCCAGTCTTGCATTTCATTACGGATGATATTACGTTCTGCAGCCTCAGTGGTAGAGCGACTTACTGCATTAGCATGTGCTGACTCTAATTGCTTGATATATGCATCCTTTTTGACAATTTCTGACTTAAGAAAATCTTCTGTTGCATTGATGCTTGTGATTGTTGGTTGGTCCATGGGGGCCCTGCTTTCTGTTTGTTTGATTAATTTAATTGTACTGTATTGCACTGACAAATGGTGCCATTCCCCTAGGGGATCCTTGCTAACCATAGCGTGAAACGCAAGGGGAAAGGCGGAGCAGTTTAGCCACTTACTCAGGTGGTTTCCACTCTATTTATTTATACACGCATTTCTGTGGTCGTGTTGATTTAATTAGAGATAACGAGCAACCGCATTGTAAGTGCTGGTATTAACTGTTTCCTCATCTGTCATCTTGAGGATACGAATAGCATTAGAGAGTTCCTCTTTCTGCTCTAGGTATGTGTGCTGGTGCATTGTAACAAAGTCCTTTGTAGGCTCTTTTGGCAAGTCTGACTCTGAAAGACCTGTAATGTCAAAGTCAATGTTAAGTGTTCCGTTCCATGAACGATAGTTAGTACGGAAGTTTTCTGCCTTCTTGATGTTAGCAACTGCATAAGCAACAAGTTCCTTGCGATACTTCTCGTATTGCTTCTTATACTTTGCTTCGTTTGCTTCTTGTGATGTGTAATCTGCTTCTAGTTTAACGAGTGATGCCTCTAGTGCCTTGATTACCTTTGGTGTTGCGATTTTTACTGAGATTGCTTTGCGTGATGCCATGTGGGTCTGTTCCTTTTCTGTTAGGGGGTTGAGTTGAGCAGTTTGTATTCATGCTCAGGAATTGTAATTAGATTACTTAGCAGTCCATGTTGTCCAGCGTGTGTTTCCATTTACATCTAACTTAACACGAACTGTGTCACCTGTCTTGCTTGGTGCGATTTCAAGAATTGTTCCTGTAACCTTTGACTTCTGTGAAGTGTATAGGTCGCCTACCTTGTATGTTGCTGTTGCTACTGTCATTTGTGTTTCCTTTTCTGTTAGGGGTTATTGCTTATGTATTAAGTGTAGCAAAAAAATCTAATAAATACAAATCCATTTCTAAATAATCTCAAAATGTGAGACATTTTCTATGTGATTTGAGTCACTAGGTTTGTTTGCCTATGTATTAAGTATAGCAAAAAATCTCAAAAATCTCAAATCCTAGAGCAATTTCTGGGAGTGAGAAACATCACATCTTAAAGGCGTGTCGTAACTTGACAAATGACTAGTCAGCCCCCGAGGATTTTCAAGGGATTGTCAACCCCCTGAACCTCCTAGAAATGATATTAAAACTATTAGTGTCATTAGTAAGTAAAGGAATGGGCTCATTTATTTTTTACTCGCAGAGAAAATAATATCACTCTTAGAGTATACACAAAGTGAGCACGAAACACAAGCGGATCCTGCATTGCTAATAAGTGGAATCTGTTTATTATTCTCAGGACACTTAGCAGCAGGCTTACCAATCATTTCTTTTACGTCTGCCTGACCAATTGCAAAATTCTTAGCAAGGTATGCCATGCGTACGCCACTATTAATTTTTAGGTCTACCGCTGTTTTTACATTCTCACTGTCTGCAGAGAAGTAAAGACTTAGATTATCAATACCCTTAAGAATAAGCGCTGCAGACTTTACTCGTGTATATACCCAGAATTGGATATCAGGTTGCTCTTCAATAACCATTTTCCATGCACGTGTATAGTCATCGTTAAAGAAGTCCCCATCCCAGTGAATGCGAAATAGCATAGGGGCGTCTTTCTTTACACAATCAGTTTTAAATTCTGCAATCATCTCAGAAAGTAAAGTGTAAATGCCCTGTAGATCTTCATCTTTGAGCAGGTCCCAATTGTGCAGAAGATTAGCCTTTACACCTTTGAATAGTTTTTCAAGTTTTCCTGCGTAGCAAACGCTCTCACAAACACTAGTGGCACCAGGGCACGAGTAAGCCTTGCCAGCAGGTAGTCCAAAGGTATTTGCAATTGCGGCTTGCTTTCCATTTTTTGTGACAAGGTTAGCCACCTTTCTATCATTAGAACGTTTTAGTTTAAGTGTATTAGTAGTCAAGGCCTAGGCTCATTTCTAGTGCGATGTCTTCATTGTAGGTTGCAGACATTTCTTCAAGAAGGCAGTGTGTGCACTTATCTTCATAGTCGTCAACTGCATTTTCTTTGCATGAAGGGCATACGGTTGCGTAGTACTCATCTAGTGTGTAATCGTTCATAGGGGGTCTCCTTTGTATTTCTTATAGTCTAGCATGTCAGACTGACATTTCTTACGGTTGTAAGTTTTCTTTGATGGCACACTTGAAGCAGCATTAGAACGGCGTAGTTCCATTAGTCTGCGTAACTCTTCAGGTGTTTTCTTCATAAGTTAATACTAGCAGACATAGAGTAAAAATGTCAAATCTTGGCTATGTGATTTAGATCACAAAAATTTTCCCCAGCCCAGAATGTGGGAAAATAAAAATGGCCATCTTAAAGAAATTTTATATGGGTTACTCATCAGTATCCACAGGGTTATCCACAGACACGCCCATCAGCGCCGAAGAAATCTTCGGGCCCCAAAAAATAGATTAATTATTCATCATAGTCAATAAAAACATACAACGGAATTAAGTCAGTGTAAGCAAATTGTGTAACTGTCTTTTCACCAAATTCATTTTCTGTTTGTATGTCATAGTTATCGCCAGTAGAATCACTTTCAATAAAAATAACTTCAACGATGTCATCTTCAATTTTTATTAAATCACCAATCATTAATTGATCTGGTGTTAATGTATCTGCATTGATTAATTCCATGTCATTCATTGTAGCAGACATTTAGTATTCCTCCTCTGGAAGCCAAAAAGATAAGTGGTGTTGCTCAATAATTGCAGACGCAGGGGCTTGAGTTTCTCCACGATAAAGAATCTGAAAGTCACCAACCATGGGCATATCAATCATGCGCTGATAGTCTTCATCATAGTATGCGTCAATAGCCTCAATACAAGGTTTGACCATTTCTGCAGGGACTGGAGGATAGTGATTACCCTTCAAGTGATAGAGAATCTGAGTTTCAAGATCAAGGACTGTATCCTGTATTCCTAACGCTGTAACACTTCCCATTTACTTACCTCCTACAATTCCTGAGCGATACAAAATCTTTGTATGCATCTTGCCTGACGGCTCTGATAGATTAACTGTTCTGTATTCATTAGCCATGCCGTGGTCTGTAAATCTTTGGAAAGTTTCAACGGCAGACAGGGCATCTGAGTAACGACCAACCCATGAAGGCTTAGCATCGTTATCGTTAGTAGTAGTTACTGAGTATAGGTATTCGTTCATTAGTTAGCCTCTTTCGTTGTAAATAGTGCGCCTTCATTAAGTAAGCCCACTTCTAGATTAAATAGTTCATCTTCATTTGCTTGGGCTAAGTCTATCCAACCTGCACCCTCATTGTCAATTCTAAAAATCTCTATGTATCCCATTATTTATTCTCCTGTCTTTACTGCGACTGTGCGATAGGTATAGCCACCCATAGGCTTGCGTACTTCTACAAGATACGCCTCTGCACCCTCATACCATACGGCTTTAGGGTGTGGCTCTGCTGAGACAATCTCACCTGTTAGAGTGTTTGAGCGATATGTCTTTCCAACTAGTAGGGACTGGACTGAGTATAGGTTTGCTGACATGAGCGACCTTCTTTCTTTAATTAACTTGATATAAATATCCTATCATGGGGGACTGACATTTTGCAACTTACTAGCCAGTAATTCCAAATAATGAGACGCTCAGGCTATGTGATAAAAGTCACACGACACGCCGAAGAAATCTTCGGGGCTAAAAATTGAGCAGTTTTAAATCATGCTCAGGATCTTGCTTAGCATTCTGCAGTGCTAAGCGTTAACTAAATTTTCTTTCACGCAGGCGTCCCAAAATCTTGTTTCGTCAAATCTTGGATTGTCTGCAGAGAACCATTCACTAAATTCAAAAACTAAATCTTGAAATGTTTTTGAATCCATTTCATTTGCGAATTGGTTTAGAATTTTTGCAGTTTCAACATAGTCTTTTCGTGTCATCATTATGCAACCACCTTTAGAATTGCATAAGAACCACCCTCATTGATTTTGTTAATTTCTGGAAGTAGTGCAGGCACTAACAATTCTTTTAGCATTCCTTCAAGCATAGCAATTTGCATTTCTTTTTCAAGTGCAAGAAGTTGCATTCCAATTGGATGAGTCTCATCAACCTGAGTGACGAAGTGGAGTGAGTGTTTGATTTCTACCATTTTTTTTAGTTTTCCTATTCTTTAGTTTGAGTAAGTAAGAGTTGAAGTGCCACGAAGTGTGCCACTAATTCCAAGAGTGTCGCAAGCGACTTTTACAGATACGCCAACAGGGAGAGCGTTAGGGTATTCGTTTACGAATTGAGCAACTGCACCTTTTGAGGGAAGTTGAATTGACTTTACAGAACCATTAAAGGTTTCTAGTTTTACAGTGTATGACATGGATGTCATCCTTTCGTTAAGTTGATAAGACTATCTTATCAGAGGGGGCTGACATTTTGGCCACTTATTCGCTAAGGCTCACTGTGATACTAGTCACATTTATTTGCTTAGGCTCATTGGCTAAACTGTCATTATTTAATTGTTATAGTAGTAATACTAGCAGACAAAAGCCAAAAAGTCAAGTTTAGACACGGACAAAACGGACATTTTTACTGTGATTTACGCCACATGGGGCCCGAGGAAAATCTTCGGGGCCAAAAATTCACTCTTTTACGAATGAATAAAAGCCATAACCTAAACAGATCATAGAGAACCAAAACAAAGCGTTTCCACTTACAAAAAAGTTAATCATTAATTACTCACTTTCCATAGATAAGGATTACCAGTAGCGACATACTCACTACGATACACACACTCAAATGTATGACTACCTACATAGCCACACTCAGGACATCTATGTTTTGAATAACGCTCATTAGCAGTAGGGTCAATGTTTCTATTTTCAAAAATTGAATTCATTATCTGTATTCTCCTTTCTCAATTAGTTTGTCTAGCATTGTTGCTAATTCATCTTGAGGTTCGTCAAGATAGTATTCTAATTCTAGTGATTTAACGTATCCCATTAGTTAGATACCTTCCAATCTGTCCACATAGGTAGACGCTCAGGGTCAGTATCGTTATACCAACGCTCAATGTTTTGTTCACAATCTTGACAGAAAGTGTATTGTGTATCTGATACCTCTGAGATAGCAGACTTCATAGGGTTATGCTCTACGCATTTTGTTAGTGTTATCATTATTGACAACCTTTCTTTTAAATAACCAAGATTATTTATCTTGATACATAGTATCCTATCATAGGGGTCTGACATTTAGGGGGGTATAAAACGGACATTATGGACATTGTGAGGTAGAACACATGTGACCTACGCCATGTGGATAAACCTGTGGATAACCTTCGGGGCCCCACTGTGATGCACATCACATGCGACACGCCGTGTTAGGACTTGACTTTTGGGGGTAGATGTGTTATTATACTAGTATAAGAAAAATTAAATAGAGATAAATAAGGTCAATGAGCCTACCAAATAAGGCGAACAGATGTTCGCATGAGCGTAGCAAATAAGTGACCTAAATCACACCCCCAGCCCTTGACTTTTCAGGGGATAAATGCTAAGATTATTACATAACAAAAAGAAAGGTAGTCAAATGATTACACTAGATAAAAACGAAATAAAGTCCTCTAAGTATGGACAGTACAACTTAGAACAGCGTATTGCTATCGCTGCTCAAATGGTAGTAGATGGTCAGGTAGTATCCTTTAGAGGTGCTAGTGCTGATACCTACAATAAGGTTATGGCTCTTGCTAATCGCATTAAGCAAGAACTAGAATTCCCACAATGCCCATGTGAGGAGTGCAACTAATGACCCTGCCCCTTATTATTATCCTATCTTCAATAGTAGTAACACTACTAACCCTTATCCCCATGGTACTAGAAAAGGACAGTGAATACTAATGCACCTATACCTATGCTCATCATGCAACACCCTTGCAGTCGTTACTCAAAAGGGTAAGCAAATAACAATCAACCCATGCTCATGCACAACTAAAGGAGAATAACTAAATGAATAAGATAAATGGAGTATTACTTACAGTAGTAGGAAAAGATGGACATGTTTCAAAGCCAGGCTATGAAGCACATTCTATGGAAAGAATTATTGAAATCATTAACGCTACATGGCGTATTGAACACGTTACAGACATTACAAATGTAGAGATTTACTAGGAGGCTTATGTTGGATTGGTTTACTAACCCTGTAGGTATTATTTTTGATTGGATTGGATATTTTCTAATCTTTGGAGCAGTAGTTACGCTACTACTAATTGTTGGTGCTATTGTTGCTATTCCAATAGGATTAAAATTATTAGGCGTAGCATTTGCTAAAACTATAGTGGTAGAAACTAGCAAAGTAGTTAGAGATTTAGGAATTAACAATATTGATCTCAAGCAAGCAAAAGACACTGAAAGAATGAAGGCTTGGGTGGATCGCAAAGTAGTGCCTATACTAAGTAAAACTAGTTAGCATGGCGTACTAATATTTATTAGGTAGGTGCCAGTAACCAAAACTTGCTAGGCACCACCTACTAAATTAAAAATGTGCTAGGATATGTGCTCACTATATTTTAGGGGTGCTGTATTTCAAATCTTGTATCATACATCTGGTAAAAATATTCAGATTTTGGGATATTTGGATTTTTTAAATTTTTTCAGAATTGTGCTATAATAAAACTATGACAGATATCAAGCCAATACTATGC